ATTGCTACACCATCAAATTTAGATAGGTTAGCACCCCATTGTTTTTTAAATAATGCTGTAACATATCTTTTTAAGAATATGTCATTGAATACATCTGTATGTACCGTAGGGTCCATTTTTCTGTATGCTTCGATTACGATATATTCACCTACTTGTAAATCATGTGTCCAATCCATGTCAATGTATAGTCTATTGTCATGTTGATTGAATCTTATAGGTTTTTCACCTACTAAGATATGGTCTAAAAAGTCTAGGTGTCGTAATACAATATCATAGTTAATAACACTTGTAGATGAAAAATCATACAAGTCATTTAATCTCATTTGGTATCTTACATCAAACAAATTCATATTAGACTTGTTTGAAAATGGAAATATGTTGATTACTGATATCACACTTTCAGGTACAACGATAAAGTTATTACCCTCTTTCCATGTTGTAGTGACTGAATTTTTGGTAACTGATTCCGAAGAATCTGCCGTCATTCTAGTCTTATCAGCTTCTGTGTATTGATATTTTAAATATGCTCTTTGAATACCGTCATAGTGATATTGTGCGAAATACTGTAATGCCTCATCCAGTCTATCTTCTAACTGGTCATCATCTGCATTTATCTCAATAACAGGCTTACCTAACGCTCTTAAAGCATATTGTTTTAAATTTTCTCTTGTTGCTGGTTCTGCCATAATTGTTACCTTTTCTGGTATATTTATAAGGATTATTTAATGATAGGAAAGAGATTGTCGGAACAGAATAATTTAATATCTTCTTCAGGAAGACCTAGTTTTTCCATAACTCTTGGTGTGTGAGGGTTTTGTTGTTGATGTTCACAGTAATAATTCTGTGCCTTTATCACATCTTCTCGCTTAGCTTCACCATCATGTGTTCTAATCTTATCAATATAATTACGCAAATTGGACACGGCCATAGTACAAATTTGATTTAATTCATCTTCCTCTGTAACATTACCAGCAGCAATCATTCCTCCGCTAAAGATTGCCTTTGCCCAATCAGGCAACTCTCTCTCTTTACTTGCTTTAAAATGTCTATTTTCTTCTATAAACCATTCTGTCAAAGGGTGTTGTTTTTGTAATAAGGGACTAAAATCGTGAAAGGCACCTGTTACTTTATTCTTACCTGCAATAATATCAAAACCGTAAATTGGTCCACCATTTGTTAATTCAGGAAATAAACAGACATGAGCCATCCATAGTTTTTTACTATCTCTTACATCAACTACATCTACATGAGCTCGTCTTATGTAATCGTTTTTCCAAGTTCTATTAACCCAACCAAACTCATCATTATTAAACCTTTCCATACCTGGTTCTTTATATTCGACCAGTTCTTTGTTTAGTAAATCAACAGTCTCGTCTTTCCACTTAATTAATCTATCCCAAATCATGTAGCTCCTTCATTTCTTTAAATAAGTTAGTTGCGCTTTGAAAACAAAACTGTGCTTCAGGAAGTACAGAATGTTCATATACATTTAAATATGTATTGATTGTTTCTTTGACTATTCTTTTATAGTCGCCAACTTCTTTGTGTTTGAATTTATAATATCTATTAGGACCAGGTGTTCTTTTCATAATCATTTGACCACCTGATAAATCTCCCATATGCCTAACATATATATGAGCATATAGTTTCATAGCCTCATCTTGTATAGATTCTATGTGTTGAATATATTGTTTTGTACTTTCTGTAATTTCTGGTGTTTCAATACCAAATGAATTAAAATCATACAATATATGTTCCGTTCTCAGTAAGTTAGGTGTATCTCTAAACAGAGAATTGTGAAGACCATATTTTTCTAAAACACTATAACATTGTGCTTGATTATACAAGTAAGTTGCATACAATTTATGGTCTATTTTACCTGACATTAATATTCTCACAAAGTCTTGCCTTTCAGCGTCTTTATGATGTTGCATTGTCAATTCTTTTATATCTAACATTATAATCCTTGTTGAAAATTTTTTATTTTTCTGTTAATGAAATTATCATAACTATTTTTATCTCTAACTCTTTCTAAAGGCCATCTATCCACATCTATACCATCAACAAAAAATACTAATGTTAATCTATCCTCACCTTCAGTAAAAAAATTATTGGCTTTATGATATTCATTTGCGTCATAAGTTATTAATCTGTTATAAACATTACCAAAATTTATCGTTTCTTCAAAGTGAGAATTGTTTTCTTTAATAGCTTTAGAATAATCTTCATCTGAAATACTTTTGTTTAAATGCAAATCTTGTTTTTCATATTGTCTTCTAAATGTTTCATATCTTTTACCATCTTTAATTTTATGAATTGATGTGCCACAATCAATATCTATCTTCGGATTTAAATAAACTAAACCAGCTAAACTTTCATCTGTATCTGTATGTATCCAGCCAATATTTTTATCACTTTGTTTACTATTATGAAATTTTGATATTTGTTGAAAATAAACCTTACTTGATTTCCAATTTATATTCTGATATGTCAAATCAAAATAAACAGAAAAAACCTTTAATAAAAATGAACAATTTAATTGATTGTCTATTTTGTGTAACTCTTCTGACCTAATACCTGGCCACCTGCCTTCATCATCAGGTGTTTTTGGTAAACTTAATCCAAACTGCCTAATAGAGTCTGGATTATCAAAAAAATTATCTACAACTGTAGGATAAAATCTAGTAACTTTTCTTATATCTGATTTTGGTGCTGTAAATGTGCCACCACCATTGCCTTCTTTATCAATTTGTGTCATACTGTTCTCACCAATTTATTTTATACCATTATTTATAAGTATAAATAGTATTGAAATTTATAATATGGAGTTGTAAGATGTATGAAGTTAGAAATTGTATTGTGCATGAACTTTTTTCTCAGCCTTTATATGAGGCAGATATAAAGAAAATTTCTTATTTTTTAGGCAATATAGAAAAAGAGGGTTTCATCAAAGGTGACCCTAAGGATAAACATGAGTTGCTAAATTATAGTAAATCAGATGATATCCTAATGAAAGAGGATTTATATCTCTTACGAAAAGAAATAGAGTCACATATAAATCATTACTTATTTAATATATTATTTTTAGATACAGACAAAATCAAAATAAAGCACTTATCATCTTGGTTGGTTATTAATAAGCCAGGTGCTGAACATAATAATCATGTACACAATAATTCATTTATTAGTGGTGTATTTTATCCTAAAAAATGTGATGTATTTAAAGCTGGCGATTTTGTAGCAACCATTCCACAATCAATATCTACATGGTGTTCATCTTCAATTAGACCTGAACCTATAAGATATAATTTAAAAAACTCGTCTAAATGGAAGATACCTCCTGTTAGAAATAAGTTACTACTATTTCCTAGTCATATGTACCATCATGTAGAAAAAAATAGGTCTAATGAAGATAGATATTCAATATCGTTTAATTACAATATTGAGGGTGAAATTATAAACTTACATGGTAATAGGATGAAAATAAAGTATGAATAATTTAATTGCAATAAACGGTGAACCTATATGGCACGAAAACACAGATTTTTTATTGGACGAAAATGAATTAGACTTTATAAAAAATAATGAGTTTTACAAATCAGGTTTGCACAAAGGTTATGTTGACAATACATGGTTAACAAACGATATACAACTATTAAATAAACCAGAGTTAAATAGATTACATAATTTTATTATAGAAAAATTTAACATTTATAAAACAAATTTATTGCAAATAAAAAATAATTTTATTATGAGTAACAGTTGGGCAACCAAATGTTATGCACAAGAAAGAGTATTAGAACATCATCATTCAAACTCTATGTTTAGTTTTGTTTATTATCCTCAAGTTGACAATGATAAAATAACCTTTGATTTTAAGAAAAGTAAATTACAAGAGAGTTGGAATTTTGATTATGATATTAATGAATATAATATATTTAACTCTGCTAAATGGGATATAAATGTAAAAAATGGAGATTTTGTTATGTTTCCATCACATATTAATCACTCAACAACTTTAAATAAAAACAATGTTGAAAGAATATCTATTGCCGGTAACTTCTTTATTGATGATAGAGTTAGTAGTGCTGAAAACACAATATCTTTAAAATGTGTTGGTTTAAATAGAAATGAATAAATTTCTTTTACTAAAAGATAACTTTTTAATAGAAAGAGAGTGTAATTTTTTAATTAATTTACACAAAGCTAACATTAAAAATACAAAAAAACATCCTACGGGAAATGGTCATACGACTGTTTTGCCAATATCAAAAGGCTTAGATAAAAAAATAGATGAGTTAATTGAAAGAAAAGAACTGTTTGTTAATAATCTTTTAAGTAATGTAAAATTAACAAATGTTGAGATTGTTCAATGGGATAAAGGTGTTGAAATGAAACCACACTATGATATAACATCAAACAATATAGAGTATAAAGCGGCTACAGTATGTTACCTAAATAATAATTATACTGGAGGAGATACAGTGATAGAAAATAATACTATTATTTCACCTGAAGTAGGTAGATTGATTGTGTTTGACGGACTTAATTATAAACACGAAGTAAAACAGATAAATAGAAACAAAAGATATACATTTATATCTTGGTTTGTGTGAGGAAAATATGGAAAAATACGAAATTGACGATAATTTTATAGGTGTATTTGATAATTTTATACCTGAAGAACATGTGGATGCTTGGATTGCACAGTATCATACAGTTGAAGAAATGGGTTTTGCTTACAATAGGCAAGATATTATGGGGTTTGACAAACATTTTATTGATGATAATAGCGTTGACCTAAGCGAAGTAAAATTTTATTCAAATCAATATCCAGAAACAAAATCTTTTAATTTACAAGGCACAGGTAGATATTTTAATGACATTTTTTGGAATAAAATTTATCCTTTATACGATAAAAGATTTACTGTCTTAAAAACTTTAGGCAAACATGCTGGAGTTTTTAGTTTAAAAATACAAAAAACAGAGCCTGGTGAGGGTTATCATACATGGCATTCTGAAATAGTAAACAAAGACACTAAAGAAAGAGTATTAGCTGTAATGGCGTATTTGAATGATGTTGAAGAAGGTGGCGAAACAGAGTTTTTGTATCAGAAAAAAAGAATTAAACCTGTTAGAAATAGAATATTAGTATGGCCTGCTGGATTTACTCATACACATAGAGGTAATCCTCCACTATCAAACGCTAAATATATTATTACAGGCTGGGTAGAGTGGTGTGAGTAATGGATTTAGTTAACAAATATTGGTATTTTAAGAAAGCAATATCTTCAAGTGATGTTGATAGAATTATTAAAAGAGGTGAAGAAAGATTAAAAGAAGACTCTTTAGAAGGAAAAAATTCAAAAGCTAAGACATTCGGTTTAAATCATAAAAAAGAATCAATAGGTGAAGTGCCTATAAATGATACACCATTTGATGATATTAGAAATAGCGAAAAAGATTATTACACAAGAGATAGTGATGTAACATTTTTTAGTGATGATTGGATTTATGATTTAGTTATGCCATATGTAGAAGAAGCAAATTGGAGAGCCGGATGGTGTTGGAATGTTGACACGGCTGAATCTGTACAATTTACTAGATATTCAAATAATGGATTTTACGGATTTCATGCTGATGGAGGTTCTGACCACTTTACCAAATATAGAAGATATATACATGGATTATCTCCTGACCCTTTACAAGAAGATGGTGATATACCCATGAAAGTTGAGGATAATACTCATAGAAGATATACAGTTTTTAATGATTGGGTAGGTAAAGTTAGAAAATTAAGTGTTACAATTAATTTAACAGACGGTAATGAATATGAGGGAGGTGATTTAAAATTTGACTTTGGTAAACATGATAGATTTAAGAGATTTGATACATGTAGAGAAGCTAGAGAAAAAGGTTCTATAATTGTTTTCCCTTCCTTTTTACCTCATTGTGTAACACCAATTACAAAAGGAACAAGAACAAGTTTGGTAATGTGGTGTTTAGGAGAACCATGGAAATGATGACAGATAAACAGAAATATTTTAATGAAAATGATTATATTATAATTGATAAATTAATAACCGAAGACACTCAAAAATTAATGTACGAATATTGTAAAACTCAAGCAAGAGTTTCTAGTTGGAAACACGAAAATAAAAATTTATCAGGTTATGATGAGGATTGGGATGGTCAATGGCATGAAAATAATGCAGCCTTCATAAACAAAAACACTTATCGTAAATATGGAGACATGTTAACAGATTCATTGATGTTCTTGTGTCATAATTTTGTCGAAGAAATCACTAATCTAAAATTATATCCGACTTATTCTTTTTGGAGATTGTATGAAAAAAATGACAGTATGAGAAGTCATAGAGATAGAAATGGATGTGAGATATCCGTAACCTTAAATATGGGTTGTGATTATAGTAACATAAAGGATAATAGTGATTATTGTTGGCCTATATTTCTGAGAGGTAAAAATAATCCTGATGGATTACCTATTCATTTAAAACCAGGTTCAGCTTTAATCTATAAAGGTATAGAAAATGACCACTGGAGAGATAATTTACAAGGTTTAAATCAAGCACAAGTATTTGTACATTACTCTACAGATGAACGAGAATTTTTAGATGGTAGACCAATGTCTGGTGTACCAAAATTACATTTAAAATATGGTAAAAGAATACCTTTAACAGACAATCAGGAGTAAAAATGCAAGACGAAAACTTTAAACAAAACTACAATTATGGCGAAATATCAGATAATGATAAGAGAGTGATTGGTGAGGTAATATCATTAGCAAAAGCTCAAGGTTTAGATATTTTTGTTGAATTCTTACAACATAAATTTAAAATTGTTGAACAACCAGAATTTGACTTTGAAGAAAGTGAATTTGTAAAAGAATCTGCTAAACACGGATTATTTGTAGCCGTACAAGGCACTATAAAATCAGGAGATAAACCTGGTGATATTGTTTATCCTGTAATATCTATTACAGATGATGTAAGAAAATTTGATAAGTTTTATAATGCAATTAAAAAATAACTTTTATAAAGTTTTTGATAATATCATAACTAAAAATGACCAAAATAAATTTTTAGAAGAATTATATAATGTAGAGTTTCCTTGGTATCTTCAAAAAACCACCACAGCAATAACTGAAACTAATACAGCTATAAAAGATAATTTATGCTGTGATACAATAGGTCTTGTTCATGTAGTTTATGATGAAGAAAAAGGTCCAAATTCTCCATTATATCATCCAATTTTCAATACTTTAAATAATTTTTTACAAGAAAATAACTTGCAATTAGATAAACTTTTAAGAATTAAATCAAATCTAGTTTTTAAGAATGTTGAAAACTCAGAAAAGTACCATACACCACACATAGACAATGAAGAAAATCATTATACATTATTATATTATGTTAATGATAGTGATGGACCGACTTATCTTTTTGATAATAAATTTGACGGTACTAAACAAAACTTAACTGTAATTGAAAAAATAAATCCTAAAAAAGGTCGTGCTATTTTATTTGATGGTCATTATTATCACGCTAGTTCCAACCCAATAATTAATGATTATAGATTAGTAATTAACTATAACTTTAAAACTAAAACAAAAGTAGATTTTAGTATTTTATAATAATAATACCTTTAGAACCGGCACCACTGCCCGGTGCATTTCCACCTTGACCACCCCAACCAATCGAAGAGCCTGGTGCTGCTGAACCTGTAACATTGGCAGGAGGACCTGGTTGTCCGTTTCCTGGACCACCTTGTGCATAAGTAACACTTGAACCTGAAATATTGTTTGAACGACCTGCACCAGGAGTATTTCCGCCACTTGAACCATTTTGTCCTGAACCTCCGGCACCACCACCACTAGCACCTCTACCATTTCCTGGTTGAGAGTTGTGTGAACCTTGTCCACCTGGATTACCGTAACCTGTTCCTCCACCTGAAGGACCTTGAGTTGCTGAACCTGCTGGTTGAGGGTTACTAGCACCGCCGCCACCTCCTCCAGAACCACCGTTTTTACCACCGTCATTATTTCCTCCGGCACCGCCTCCGTTAGCAGTTACATTACCAAATACAGTATCGGATCCTTGGCCTCCACCACCTGAACCGGCTGCACCAACATTATAAGAAACTGTACCACCGGGTGAAACTGGATAAGAAGAATGTTCGACCATTCCTCCGCCGCCGCCTCCTCCGCCGCCTTCATTAATGTTTCCTGTTCCTCCACCGCCGCCACCGGCAACGGCTAAAAGTTGTAAACTGCTTACGCCTGTAGGTACATTGAAAGTACCAGCACCTGTTGAAGTAAATGATTGTATAACAGGAGCGCTTACTGTGATTGCAAATGCTCTTGTGTAATTAGTTATTGACCCAAGACCATCTACATCAACAGCAGCTTGTACAGTAAAGTTATATGTTGTGTTTGAAGATTCTGCGTTTGCTGTTCCAGATATAGCACCAGTTGATGAACTTAGTGATACACCGGTTGGTAATGCACCAGCAGATACAGAATATGTTATTGTGTCATCGGGGTCACCTGAAGTACCGCCACATGCTGTGGTAATATTTGATACATTTCTAGCTCCATCTGATAAAGAGCCTAGTGAACCTGTAGCAGTTGTAAATGAAAAAGCTGGACTGTATGCGATACCGTCCTCTAATGTTGCAGCCAATCCGGATGAATTGGTTACTTTAATATCAAATGGGTCAGAACCTGATGATTGAGCATCTGTAAGCCATGTTGAACCAATAGTACATGTAATTGAAGAGCTTGAATTTCTTGTTACTACAGAGGGAGTTAATTCTGCACCATCAGCTGCAATTATTGATACTGTC